ACGATGCCGTGATGTGTTGAACCGCCACTATGTGCCATGTCATAAATAATTCCCTCACCACTGTGATTCCCACCATAGAACACTTGGATGTCAGCCTGTGGGGTGCAGTAGGATTCCTCGTCAATATCAACAAATCTGACTTTCTTTCCTGCGCGGAGTACGCAGTCAGCAGATGCAACAAAGGTAAATGCCGAGACGGAAACCACATCAGGAAGCGGTGTAACCCGGACGGCAATATCAAGTGCAGCAGTGCATGAATTGGTGGCTACGGCGTACTTCGCACCGACAGATTTGGCAAACGCTTCCTCAAACTCTTTGACCTTACTCCCCATTGCCCACCATCCCGAGTCCAGTACCTCTTGGAGGGCGGCTATCTCCTCTCCCGTGGGGGTTGCTTTAAATAGTTGAATCATTCAATCAATCCTAACTGATAACGGACGAGCGGAAAGTCCTTATTGTCCTTGCCAATCACTTTAATCGGGAGCGAGGTAATGAAGTGCGAGGTTCGTACCCAGTCATCAAATGCGTTCTTGGTAACTCCTCGCCAGTTCCGATACGAGGAAAGCATCAGGACGACACTAAAGGTATTCGGACTTTTAATGAGGTCTTGGACAGACATAACCTTGAAATAATCAACACCCCAGTGTTTATCTTCAATATCAACACCAAGTGGACGGCACTGGGGAAATGCTTTCACTATCTCCTTCAGGACTCGCCCTTCACCGCACGCAATGTCAACGATTGAAAAGTCGTTTGGTAGGCCAAGGGTTTTAAGTTCATTGATGATGTCAATGTGACGGTTCGGAGCCTCTACGTCGTCAGTGTTCCAGAGTTTCATACGAGTTCAAATGCTTTCTTCCATTGCTTAGCAATCTTTTGGGGGGTGAATTGGAGGGCATATTCGCGCATTGCAGGAACCCACGGCTTGGTGAAGTCGTGTGCATCCCATGATTCATTCGGGACGATGAACCCCCGCTGTCCTGATTCACGCATCACACGGTCATACTCGGGCGTGTACGAGACAAACGCAGGGATACCAATTGCCCACGCCTTAATCAGTTTATTCATCCCCTTTGACTGGGAAAAATCATCATCAGGGAGGTAGAACGCACAGAAATCACACTCTGCAAGGTCTTTGTCTATCGTTTCAAGCGACCACTTCTTTACATCGTACTGTGAGTAATAAGGCATATACCTATCCATGACAACTGCACGGATTGTATACCCCTGATTGATAAACACATGCCCGAACGCCTGTAAGTAGTTTGGGTTGCCGTAGCCATGCCACCCCACGAGTTTCTTTTGTCCGTGATTAACCTTCTCAGTGCCATCCCAGTCCAGTGAATCGTCGATAACGGGAGCATCAGGGAACCACTTGTGGAAGTAGTACGCCCCGACGGTTACCAAGTCAGCACGGCGGCACATCTCTGCAAACTCAGGCTTATCCAAGTAGTTGTCATCAATATCGTAGATAACCTTCGCTCCCTGAGACTGTGCTTTGAGGAGTTCAGCGGGGTTGATGGCTTTCTGAATAACAAGGATGTCGCCCGTTTTATACTCCTCTGGTACTCCGATACGTGCTCCCTTGATATGTGGGACAACGTTGTAGACACGGAGGCGTGAGGAGGCGAGTTCCATACCACCGATAGGAAGGAAGTAAATCATACCTATATCCACTCAGGGTTACGCTGTTGCCATTCGATGGTGTTTTTCATTGATTCCTCGAATGAGAGTGGGGACTCCCAACCGAGTGCGGCAAGTTTCTCCCCATTGAGGCCATAGTGGAGGTCGTGGCCGGGGTTCTTGTCGTGGAAGTTAACCATACGTGTTTTGGCCTCTTTCCCCATGAGACGAGCGATAACCTCAACCAATTCAAGGTTACTCACCTGCTTGTCTCCGACAATGTTCAACCGCACAGGGAGGTCAATTTCTCCGTGTGCGTGGAGCACGGGCTTCACGTTCTTTAGAATAAAGAGAATAGCATCAGCCGTGTTTCGTGAATGGAGATAGTACCGCGAGCCGATGTTACCGTCTGCGGTGGCGTGAACATCTATAACCTCGTCGTTCTGAATGGCCTTTTGAATCTTTGCAGGGAACTTCGATGGTGCTTGCATCTCCCCAAAGTTATTCATCGTGTTCGTAATGATGAGCGGGAGGCCGTAACTCCTCCACCACGAGATAGCAATATCCTCCTGCATAGCCTTAGAAGCGCTGTAGGCGTTCGAGGGGACGATAGGTGACCACTCTTTATGCCCCCCTGAGTCCTTTGGCGCAGGTCCGTATACCTCGTCAGTGGAGAATTGGAGGAATACCTGTGGCTTCAACACATCCGACAACGCGAGCATATTGAGCATCAACTCCACATTGTTCCGTACAAAAGGAATCGGGTCATCAATCGAGTTCTGAACGTCAGACCGTGACGCGAGGTTGATGATGTAATCTATCGTCCCGAGTTTTCCTATCTCCCGTGGCGTGAATGGCGCACAGAGGTCGTGTGGAAATATCGTAATTCGCTCCTTCCACTCAGAATGGTCACGACAAACACGGGTCATACGGTCAAAATACCCTTTATGTTCCGCATGAAACGAGTCCACACACACAACTTCCCAGTCGGTGTTGTGCATGAGGTGGGCAATGAAGTGGACACCAATGGCTCCTGACGCCCCGGTGAGTAAGACTCTATTCATCATCGTACTCAGTGAGTGAACCTGCTTTGAATTTCTTTAGAAAGTCCTCCAGTCGTGCCGTAACCTCACCTTTTGACCAGAAACGTGCTCGCATCCCGTTCGGGAACTCGTATTGGTACGCGGGGTCAATCTCATCTCTGATTTCAGTCGAAGAAATGACTGGTAAATCGTAGTTTTTCCCGTTAAAGAAGATATTACTGAGGCCCGGGCGGTTCGGATTCTCAATAATCGTAAACCGTTGGTCTATTTTCTGTATTTCTATTTCAAATTCTTGTGGTGTCATGAAATAACTGCGTCCTTAGCCTCAACAGCCTCCCGTGTATCGAGGTAATTAATAACAATACACGCTGTTGCATTCATAATATCCCGAATACTCTTCCCCGTTACCTTCACCGCGCCACCAAAGCGCTCCCCCTTATGCTCAAAGATGTACGAGATATTACCTTTGGTGTAAAGGAGGTTAATAATTTGTCCCTTGTACTCAAACTCTGAGATATAGGTCTGCATGTTGTAACTCACAATAACATGTGCAGGGAGTTGTGCAACGAGTTACAAACAGAAATCCCCCTGTGAAGGGGGAAAACTGCTTCTCTCTCAAACAAAACTAGGAAACGTCGTATCCGTCTGTCGCTCCCGTACCGATGGCAATGAGCCATGTGGAGTTCAATGTCTTTGTTGCGAAAGGCATTTTCCATCCAACAGTACTAAAGAGGTCAAGCGGGTTGTCCGTAGAGTTGCCACTTGGATTCTTTACATACACCTTCGGTGCAGTAACGGATGCCAAGTTTACAACACCGTAGGCATTCTTGCCGAAGATGAAGTTCCAGTAGACGTTTGCGATGTTGGTCGCAGATGTCGAGAAACCACCAGTCAACTGGTAGTACTGGTTGTTCGACTCAACGAACTCAACCCCATGCAACTTACCAACGACACCTCGTTCGATGGCGTCGGAAGTCGTATAGCGATGAGCGTCGAGCCACTCAGAGTTACCCATCAAGTCCATCGCGGTGTATGGCCCGATAATACCTCGGTACATTCCGTTATCGAACTTCTGTGCCTTGTTGTTCTTCAGGGTACGTGCAGCACGACGGATTTCGAGACCCGTGAGGGTGTCCGTGGTATGCACGTTTGAAAACGTCGAAGCGACAGTAACCCCAACAGGGAACTGTTTGGTCGCTCCCGCGACAAGTTCAGTACGGATAAGTTGGTCAATTGATTCACCTGCGTTCTGTCCGTGAACTTCGATGTGCTCCTTGAGGCCAGTTTCGATACTGGTCATTGAGTACAACGAGGAAACGGTGGTGAATGCGCCGTATTCTGCGAGGGTCGCAGATACGTTTGCTGCTGTCATTTCCGTTGCTGACGGGTTTGTAGCCTCGGTCAGAGCGGTGGTGATGATGGCGAGCGGGGTGAAACGAGTCCAAACGATTGATTTCAGTATGTTAGCTTTGCATCTCTGCAAAGTTCGGACTATATCTTCATCCTATGTTATTTCCACAGGAGCCACGCGTGTAGTCTCTGAGGAGCCCCTAAACTTCTTGAACTCTTCGTAAATCTGTATCTGCTCTTGGTCGAAAGACGATGTCTCAGGGGCATACTTGCCAGTCTTTTCGTCTCTGCGGTTGTTGTTTCTTTCAAGAGCGATACGAAGTCTTAGAAACTTGAGAGAAAGTTCTGATTCCTTGCGCTTCTTACCTGCGAAGTGCGGGGACAATTTCTCAAGAAAAGTGATTCTGTCTTTGAGTTTCGTGATTGAAACTTGATAACAGAGCCGAATTTTGTTCTCACGCTTGTCTATGTGCACATGATAGTTCCACTCATTTGCCTTTAGATAGTTGACGAATCTCTGTACTATCTCGGGCTCTGTGTTTGTGAACTGTATGGCTTGGCGATATTGAAGTATTTTGCCGTAAACATTGATTTTGTTTATCTGTATACTTCCTTCTCCTTCAAATAGACCTGCGATGTATAAGGTTTCCTGCTGATTGTCCATAACTTGGGAGTGTTACCTAATAAGTCCCCTTGCTTGACTGGAGTTTCCAGCATATAGCGTGGTTAATTCTACTACATTACTGCGTAGAGCGGCAAACCAATACCGCTGTTCATAGGAACCGGGCGAACCTGTGCGCCGAAGTCGTGGCGCAACTCAATCATTGCACGTGTGAGGAACACACGGTCATAGAAGAGCTGCATTGTGGCTGTAAGGCCGGTAGTAGTTGTTGCCATAGTAATTTACTAAACCTCAGTGCTTATTCAGCGTGAGGAAGTGCCTTCTCCATGTCAGCCGTGGACTTTTTCAAGTCAGCAAGTGTTGGATTGCGTGGAAGCGCGAAGCTCGTTGAGGTCAATCTATCTTCGCCGCCTGATTGGTCGGTCTGGGCTGCTGCTGCCTCCGCTTTACGCTGTTCCATGATGCTTTTCATAGCGATGGATGCGTAACTTTTCGGGTCATTGAGGGCTTGAATACCTCCATTTGACTGGAGAAATTCAGCGTCCTGCTTTGTGTACCCTTTGCGGATAAGGTCGGCAACTTCCCAGATTTTCGCGTCTGTATCTGTTGAAGAGCTAATGGTTGATTCGGTCACAGTAGTTTCGGTTACGTCTTTCTGTTTGCTTTTAAGTTCCTTCAGTTCTGTTTCTGCTGCTTTGGCGCGAGCTGTTAGTTGCCTTCGAGCTTCTGCCTCCGCTGCTAACTGAGCCTTGAGAACTTGAGGGTCATCAATACCCTCGCGCAGCGTATCGAGCTGCCCTTCGTCAGAGATTGTGGCCTCTGCGCCTGTGTCTTCTGTAGACATGATTGGTAGCAGATTATGCTTACTGCCAAGCGTTACCTAGATTGTGCTTACTAGGAAAGCGGATAATTGTGTGGGGCTTATTGGCGTTGCCCACTGGTTATTCTTCTTCTCGCGGGGAAGTCTCAACAACTTCAGAGAGTTCTACTTCTGGTGTTGTTTCTGTGACTGCGTCTTCTTCCATAGTTTCCTATTAACGATTAATTAACGTGGTCTGTTGGTGTCGAGTCAGACATTTTTGTACCTGCTGGGTAGCCGTGTCCTGTCGGACCTGCACCAAATGCTTCTGGGTAATTCACGCCATTTGCACGGTTCTGGTCACTGACATGGCCTCCTGCGACAATCTCAGCATTGCCACCAATTGATGGGACGCTCTGGTCTTTCACTTCGATTCCACTGTCTCCTGTCATCATTACTCCTGCCATATTATTTCATTTCGTACTGATTACGTCCTGCGGCTGGTATATCTTCTGATACTCGCGGGTACTTGTACTTTGCCGAGAGGTTCTCGTTAGAGTAAGTTGCGTTGATACCGTCGTTTCCCGTCGATCCTGCGTAGGACTTAGCAACTGCGCCGCGTCCTGCGGTATCACTCACACCACTCTCATTCCCCGCAAGGTTCTCCGTGGTTGGGATGTAGACTGCGCTCTTCTGTCCCGTTGTCTCATTTGAACTTGGCGGCTGATTACTTTGCATATTACTTGTAGTTAGGTCTGTTACTTTGGGGATTCTTTCGACTGGTAATCCCGCTGTCTGCTAGAAACTTATCGAGGCTTTGAATCATGAGCTTTCGCCCTCGCACTTCGGACGCTACTTGGTCGTTCGTCCATCCTTCGTTGATGTTTGCCACATCACGAAACGGTGCCAAATACTCTTCAATCAACTCCTCCATCATCGCCCAATCGGGGTCACTAAAAAACTTATCTTTTAACTTCGCGAGTTCAACTGCCATATTTATGCGGTGCCGCTTCCTTCCATATCCGCTTCGTCGTCTGGTGCAATTGCTGCTTCTGGGTACGGGCCTTTCTCGTAGTCCACCTGTCCCGGTCCTGCGTCCACCGATGCGCCTCCCTTGTTGTTGTTTGAAATCGCACGGTCTGCTTCAGAACGAGGATAACGCACTGGTGTATTCTCTGAACCCATCCCTAATGTTCCTCCTGTCTCAATGTCCCAATCTCCTATAGCCATAATTATTTTAGTTATTGTGTTGCTTGTAATGCTCGACCTTGCGGAAGCTGCTGTTGTGGGTCTGCCTGCTGTGCTTGCATCTGCTGCGCCTGTTGGTCTGCTAACTCAAACTCCGCAGGGGAGATGCCGAGCTGTTCGTATCGCTTCTGCATCAGAATCTTGACACGCGGGTCGTTCATCACCGGGAGGAGTGCAGGAACCTCCGCAAGAATCTTACTGATGTTATCAGCCATTGTTGCAGGGTCAGCTTGTTCGTCAGTCACAAGGAAGTCGAACTCAAACTGTACATCCTTGTAAAAGCTCTCTTTCATCTTGAGGAAGCGATTGCCGCCGAGCTTCTGATACGTTGCCATTGCCTTCTGCTTTGCGTCCTCGAAGTCCTGCGGAGTGACGAGCTTACCACTGAGTAAGAGCTTCTTTGCGTAGTCATTCGCATGAACCTCTGAAGCTGCTTGGTCGAGCTTCTGTATCTCTTGTGCCGTCCCCGTAAAGCGCATGATGTGCTCAGGCGTGAGGTCTTTGAGAAGCTCATCGAGCACAAGGTCATTAAAGAACTCTTGGATGAACAGTGAGAGATTCTGTTTCTTGAAGGCGTAGACCGACGTTCCCTGTGCAACCGCTATCTGTGTCTGGCCAAGAGTGACTGAGCTATTCTCTTCACCTCGGATTGCCTCATAAGCAAACGAGAGTTTGTCAGTCTGTCCTGAGTAGCTCGCTTCTTCAGATTCAAACGCGGCAAGGTTACGCTCTTCGTTCGCAATCGGCTCAATGCCACCATTCTGTCCCGCAAGCATCACATCACCATTCTGCAAGTCCGTGAGGACGTTACGGACGATTGATTTGTCCTTTGTCTGAAACAGGTGAAGGGTGGAGATTTCCATTGCGATGCGCTTCTGGTTCTTCAGCTCATTGAAGCGCTCCTGTACATCAAACAGCATCTCGGTGACACCGATGCCAAGCCAGCGTCCCTTTGTCTTCATGTAGTGGAAGTCTTTGAACGGCCATGCCTTCGCCCACTTTGATTTGAAGAGCACACAGCCCATGTCTGAGACTGGTTTGCCGTCGCTGTTCTTCTGTGTCCCCTCTGCTCCTGCCACGATAAAGAGCGCACGTGTCATCTTCTTGCCTTCTTGTTGCACATCGGAAAAGTCAAACGCTTGATTTAGTTCGTTTTTCAAGTTGTCATCGTTCCCAGCCACGGTCAACAAATAGTCGCGGTAGGCGGTGAGTTGCGATTTGATTTCCTTCGCTGGTCACATCCAAAAAGAAATTGAGATTATCCACCATCGCTAGT